AGATTTGCACCGCCGTAAAGATTTGTCAACTCATACGTTTCAGCGTGCTGCGAAACGTACTCGCCGACCTCCTCGCGGAAGCTTTCAATGATCGCCTGCTGCTCGCGCGTCTGCATCTCGCGCGTCTGCTCAAGAAGCTTCTCCTGCTCCTCGCGCTGCGCCCGCTTGAACTCCTCGAGTTCCTGGCGCACCGACATCACCTCGGCGTTGGGCGTCGGCTTGTTGTCGTTCAGGACGAACTCGGTGATCTGCTCGTAACTCAGGCCAAGGTGCTTCAGCGCGTCCAGCGGGTTCAGCAGCGCCTGCTTCTTCGCCTGCTCAAACGCACGCAACTCCTCTGCCTGACGCGCCAACTGCGCCTGCTGCTGCCTCACCGCCTGCTGCTTGCGGAGCAGGTCCTGCTCTTTGCGTGCAAGCAACGCAAACCGGTCCGCACGAGGCTTCTCAGGCGCGGGCTCCGGTGCCGGCGCGGGCGCCTCGGGCGCTGCCTCCGGTGCGGTCCCCAACACCTCCTGCGCGGTCGGCGCAGCGGCCTCGGGCACAGGCTGACCACCAACCGTACCGGTAGTCATATTCGTCATCACTCCCTCAACACCCATCCGTCACTCCTTGGTTACTGTACCGGGACATTCGGTACCAGTTCGCTCGCAGGCATCGGCATCGGCGGCGCCAACGGCTCCCCAACCGCGCCAGGCATCGGCAGCGGCATCGGAGCGGGCGGCATCATGGCCTGCTCAATCTCGTTGATCTGCTCCAGGTACCGGCGCAGCAACTCCAGTCGGTCCTCACTGAGACTGTGCAACTTCCCCTTGGCGTAGTACTCAAGGCACAACTGCTTGGAGAGTTGCAAATCGTCCAACGGATCAGGGCTGCGGTATCCTGCCTCGCCCTTATCCACAATCTGGTCAAACACCATCGTCAGGTAGTCCTCTTCGGCGTTGGCCAGCGACTCAACCTGCTCGAGATCGGGGAAGTCCAGCAGCCGTCGCGCCTGTCGCGGCGTCAGGAAACCCGCCTGAGCGTACTCCTGGATCGTCGCCAGACGACCGGCGGGATCGTTGGGCAGACTCGACACAGGGAAGCACTGCATCACGTAGTCTTCGTCGTTGAGCTTGATGTCCTTCCACTCAATCATCGCTAGCGACTTCTTGCCGGGGACGCGGACCTGGTAGCCCTTGTCCGCAGCGGCGATCATCTTGACCACCTCAATGCTCAGGCGCCCCACGTCCATGAACATCTGCTCGTACGACTTGGACGGCACCGACAGACGATCCGTCTGGATGTCGTTGTACTCGCGGATAGCGCGACCGCTGTTCAAGCCCTCGGGCTTCAGCGACGAGGCCGCAAGCTGCGACACGCCCGCCTGCTCGTAGCCCTTGTTGATCAGCGTCTGAAGGTGCGCGTACACCTCAGGCGCGACGATAGGCGGCGTCACGTACATCGGCGGCGTGCCCGTGTAGTTGATGATGCTGCCCACGTCGTTGTTGAGATGCTCCTTCACGATCTTGCTGCCGTTCTCAATGAACACCTTGAACGAGCCCATCAGGTGCATGGAACGCTGGATCACCCAGAGCAGCTTGTTGATCTCCAACTGGATGTTCTGCAACTGCTCCGCAAGACCCTGGCCCCAGTACCCGTACAAACGCGGCGACCATTGCACGCGCGCAAACGGGAACCACTGGTGCGGCCACGGCTCCATCTCGCCCAGCACCGCGCCGTCGATGGTGATGCAGTGCTTGCCGTCGTCCGCCCCAGGGCCGCTGGGCAGATGCCACGACTCTCGCACGGTAATCATGTCCGCGACGATGCTGCGGCCCGCTTCCTCCGTACGCGACGGCTTCGCGCCGCCAATCACGTCCGCGTTGTCAGGGAACAGGTCAAACAACACCTGACGGTCAACCTGCTTCACGCGGTGCATCTGGCGCGGCTGGCCGTACAGCGACTCCACGTCGTCCACAAAGATCTCGCTGGACATCACGCGCTCGTGGCAGACGCGGTCGCCCTTCGCGAACACATGGATGAAGCCGTCGCCCCACACGGACGCGTCGCGGAACACCACCTTGCCGATGTCCTGCGTGCCGTTCTCGTAGAACACGCCCTCGAGGAAGGCGTTCAGTTTCTTCGCTTCCCGCTGCTTGCGGTAGTCGCCGCCGCTGGTCAGAAAGAACGGACGAGGCCGGTTGCGGGTCACTTTCGCGACCACCGTGTCCACCACCGACTGCACCAGGTTGTAGCTGATGCGGTCACGCAGCGCCGGCTGCTGCGCCGCGATCTTGCTGAACGACACGCCTGCCAGCGTCGTCGGCGCCAGGTTGCCGTACAGACGCGCGCTCACGATCCACTGCGTCGCCCGAAACGACTGCGCGTCGCGGATCAGGTTCAGCGTCCCGCTGATGGAGTCCGCAGCGTCCTGACCCTTGAGCATCCACCAACGACGCTCCTTGTTGTCAGGCAACTTCTCAGGCACGCCAGATCGCTCACCGCCAACCGTGAAGTCCCGAAATTCAATTGGCATAGTGCCTCTCCACCCGGCGCATGATCCGGTTCTTCTTCACACCGTAGAGCTTCCCCAGCATCTTGAACGCCTGCGCCTCGTTGTCGCCGGTCATCTCGGGGAAGTAGTACTTGCAGATCTGCGCGATCACGAACACGCGCTCCTCGGTCGTCAACGGCCCCAACTCAGAATACCAAGGCGTCTTGCTCGCCCGCAGCGACTCAATGATCATCTCGCCGTGCGCGAACCCAGCCCACAACGCCGCACGCCACAGGTGCTCGCGGGAGTTGGCCTTCGCCTGCTCCTCCTCGGTCATCACCTCGTCGCCCGTCTTGACCTCACTCATACGTCGTCCCCCCGGCGCTTGAGCACAGGTCATGCGAGCAACCCATCAAGCAGCCATCCACGCCATGCTCGGTCGCCCACGAGTGGCCGCACGCACAAATGGAGCCGGTGCCGTCCTCAAACACTCCAGCGGCTGCCACAGGGGCTTCTGTTGCTGAATAGGACGATGAGGAGGCACCGAGCTCCAACCGCAGTCCGCTGACCGCAAGAGACTTGATCCCCTGCTCGCGCATGAACGCAACCCAGGTGGCAACCTCCTGCTGTGTCATACGGACCTCCACGCGGCGGACGGTATACGGTAACTGCTTGACAATCAAGAACTGGTTGGGGCGCTTGGATTCGAACCAAGACTGCCGGAGTCAAAGACCGGATGCCTTCCGTTAGCAGACGCCCCAACAACTAGTGCTGAATCAGCGGCTGGCCCCACAGCGCAATCTCTTCGTCTTGCGCCTGGCGATCCGCAAGGAGCCGCTCCATTTCCTGCTCCTCTTGCAGCAGCATCCAGTCCGCCTCGCTCTTGCCGTACTTGAGGCCGTTGTTCTGCCGCACCTCGGCCACCCACTGGTAGCAATGCCTCCATGCATAGAGCGTAGCGTCACAGTTGTGAACGAGAACTCCGTTGGCAAAGTACTCAGGCGTTCCAGATACTTTTAGCGCCCAAACGCGCGCGGTGCCTGCGGGCGTAACACGTTCCACCGCAAACTCGGCGTCCTTGACGTTTGGCGGCGAACTCAACTCCACAAACCTCGCACTGAACCATGATGTCAGGTCGATTGGCTGCGACCTTGCGAGCGTGTTCGCGGTGCCACTCTCGGCCTTCGGGCGATGCGTGCCAAAGCGGCGCGGCCAATCGCGCTCGCTCCAAGCCAGCAATCCGCTTGGTTTTGACATCATCGCTAGAGGCAGACCAGTGATGCCGTTGATGGTCAACGGTGACAACGCACTCCAAGTTTGAAATGTCGTTGTTGAGCGTGTCGCCGTCTCGGTGATGAATCTGGTGGCCCTCTGGAATAGGGCCATGATGATGCTCCCACACTGCGCGATGAAGCCAGATTGTGTACCGCTTGAAGTACACGCGGTCGCTTCTGCGCTCAGACTCAGGCCATCGCCGCCAAGTCTGTCCGTTCCACTCAAAAGTCTCTGCCTTGCCACGGGTGTACTGTTTACGCATGGATGTGACGTAACAAACACGTCAGTCGGAGTCAAGGCATCAAGCCTAGTCCACCCACGATTTTGCGTCCAAATCGGATGCTCAGGCGTTCCAGTGATGACTGTTCCATCCGAAAAATCAACACGGATCACTGGCTTTTGGCCTGTCGGCGCGCACCACTCAACAGGACGCCATCCTTGACGGGTCAAAACAAGATCGCGGTTCGTCACCGTTTCAATCGGCACGTTGCCGCGCGCGGTCATCACAAGCGTTCCATCAACAAAGCAGCAATGGTTAGGCGACGCCGGATGCTCCTCCCGCCTCATGCTCCGCTCGTCCCAGATCAACTGCCCGTACTCTTCAATCAGCGGTGCCGCTGCTTTCTTGTGGACCTTAATGTACTGGCTTGCGAACTCGCCGTTCATAATCTCAATGAAGTCCGCCTTGCCCGTCTTCTCAGCCGGCGTCAGCGGAATGTCGTGCCTGCGCCGCATCTCCTCTACCGCCTGCTTGTTCGCGTTGTCGATCACGATGCGGTCGAACTCAAACCGGCCCATCAGCTTGCGCGTCTGGTCCGCCACCTCCGTGATGTCGCACTTGGCTTTCTTGTGTGCCCCTAGCACGTACAGCGTCCGGTCGTGGTCGTGGTACGCGCACACCACCCATGCGGTCGGGTCGTTGAACCCCAGGTCGATGCCCAGCACGTAGTGCCAGCGCCCGCCCTTGTTCAGCACCGGCAACTCGTCAAACGTGTTCTTGTCGTAGTCGAAGCGGTAGACCAACTTGCTATCGTCCACCACCCACTTGCCGAGGTACATCTGCTGGAACCCTGGCGTCTCCTCCACCAGCGGGTTCGCCAACTTCAGATCTTCAATCTCCTCGCGCCACTTGTCCGCCAACTTGGGGTTGTCGAACGTCGTCCAGCGGTAGCAGCTCCAACCCATCTTCTCCCACTGCCCCGGCTCACCTGGGTTCTGCCCCTTCGTCAGGTCGAAGAACAGCCCGCGCTTCATGTTGCCGGGCGTGCCGATCAACGCAATCGTGCCGCGATAGTCCGCCGTCGCCGGCTTCAAGATGTCGTACACGATCTCCCGCAGGTCCACGTTGTAGGACGCAGCCTCGTCCACGGCCACCGCCATGAACTTCTGGCCGAGCGCCTTATCCTTCTCCTGCTCGTCCGCGTCCATGCCGAGCATATAGATCACGCTGCCGTTGGGCAGGGTCGCGCTCAACTCCGTCTCGTTGAACCGGCACCCGAGCCCCTGCGCTCGGTCAATCTCCTTCAGCACGTCCTTCCACATAATCCGCTTGGCTGAGGCTCGCGTCAGCGCCACGTACAGGCACGACACGCCAGGGTTTTTGTACGCTGCCTCCAATAGCATCAGCCCAGCCGCGTACGACTTGCCCGCACGACGGGTACACAGCAGCGCCTTCATGCGCGACGGGTCGTCAAGAAACTTGGTCTGCCACGCGTGCTCGGGCGTCCGAAACACCGGCTCCTTCTTCTCCGCTGCCACCAAGGCAAAGAACTCGCTCCGCTCTGCCGGCGTCATCTTGGCAATCAGCTTGTCGAGTTCTTCCTTGGTCATTCCTGCGCCTCCCGCATCATGCGCTCGTACTCCTCGCGGGACACGCTCTTCGGAGCAGGACCGTCCAGCAGAGCGTCATGCTCAGCCTTGCTGATTGCCCGCGCCTGCAACTCCACCCGTTTCGGCGGCTCCAACGTCGCCAGCGTTTCCTTGGCGTACCGTACCGCTACCGCAGCGTCCCCCTTCCCCGCCAAGGCCCGCTCCACCGTCCAGTACGCGGCGTCCACGTCCACGTTCATCAAGCCCTGCTGTACGTGCGCGTACAGCGCCGTCCGCAGCCGCAGCAACTCGTCCGTCATCGCTTCTCTCCCCAGATTGCCAGCAGTCCCCTCTTCGTCGCGCCAGGCAAGATCCGCGCTCGGTAGCAAGCCAAGCACCTCTTCGCTCTGATGCCGCTCGTCGGACCATTGCAGTACAAGCACTCCCCGGGCTCCACCTTCCCCGCTTCCCGATAAGCCTGGCACGCCTCTCGGTGCGCCTGCCTCACGTACTCCCGCTTTGCGTACTTCCGCTGCTGCTTCGTCCGCCGCGCCTTCACCTCTGGGTCAGCCCACCGCTTCCGCTCATAGCAACGCCGACACAGCGCAGCCTTCACCGTCACACCCTCGCACAGCGGCGTGTCGCACGGCTTCATGGCGCCTTGTGCCTTTCCAGCCACACCAACGTTTCTGCCTGCTTTTGAGCCTCCTCGGCGCTGCCGACCGACAAATCCCCCCAACTCCGCACGCCATACGCCCACTTCCCACCCTGGCACTCAACCCAATACAGCCACGGCCCCTCAAACCGAATCATCCGAGGACCCCAATCAGGCCGACTCGGCTCCGTCGCTTCCCAACTCATTCAGGCACCAACGGCAGCGCCTCAATCTGCGCCCGCACAGCCTCGTCCGTCACCAACTCCAACACGCAGCTACGCATCCACCGCGCAGCCGCCATCTTGTGCACCACAATCTCGGCATCCCAATCCGCGTGGTGCTTAATCTCGCGCTCTAACAAGTCACGACTGTAGCGGGCGTTGATCCCCTTCTGAATCTCGCCTTCGGGACTATTTACAAGATCAAAAATCTGATCCGCAAGCTCGCTGTTTTTTGCCTCTACCTTGTGAATCCAAGCCTCCAACCGCCGCTTGGTCCAATATCCAGATCGGTACGCTTTCCGCTTTGCCGGTTTATGCGCCCCGCAATCACAAGCGTGCCAGTCCTTGTGCCAACCACATCCCGCTGAATGCTTCTGCTTCCTGCCCATGCGTCACCTCTGCCGTCACTGCGGCCCACCAACGCTACCATGGCGCTACGACACGCGCAACGGCCGTTACTCTTTGGGGGGTGGGTATATGTGCAGCAATCCCCGTGAAACGATGGTGTAGTGCTACGACACCAAATTTGGGGCCTACTCTCTGGGGGGTATATATATATGTATGTGTTTCCCC